GTTTCATCAAGAGTGTAGTAAGAAACTAAATTATCAATAAGTGCCATACACTATAGAATTATTTAGAGTTTTTAGGTTTTTCCTTTTTAGGTTCTTCCTTTTTCTTTTCTTCAGTGTCAGGGTATTTCTTCAAAAGGTCAAGCTCCGCTTCTTTGTTCCCAGTCCATTTATAATGTGCAAGTAGTTTTTTTCTATTTTCTAATGTCATTTTAGTCTTCTGTATTTGTTGTTAAGTGGACTGCTTTTGGGTCGGTCAAAACTGCAATTCCAGCTTCCCTACAAATTACTCTTTGAGCGTTGATGGCTTCGCTTTTTTCAATCGTCGCCGATAAACCGTAAAACTGATAATATGTAACCGCTTGTTTTGGTGCGCAGATTGTCGCTGAGTCCGCAACCACTGAGTTCGACACAACAACATTTAAACCTAAAATATTACCTATTGCACCGCTAACAAGTTTCTCGGATGAGAAGTTCACAACTTTCTCCCCATCTGTTGAGATGAAATGAGTCATCATACTATCAAAATCTTTTGGAGTTAATAGTAAGTGTGTAGGTTCATAATTTTGCTCTCTTATTTTTCTTATTCCAGTATTAATGTCTTTTGCAATATCCACGCTTGAAGAAGCGTCCCATCCTGCTGTGGAGGCAGTTGTTAGAATATCGCTTGGGGATTGACTTTCAGTAAGAACATCATATATGTGGTCGTTCACTGATTTAGTTACTGCCCTTGGGACTTGTTTAACGTTAAGTGCAAGCATACTCACTTGGCTATCCTGCACATCTTCGTTAGAAATCCACGGAGACATAAGACTGAATATTTTTACTCGTGATGTTTGCCTTTCTACTTTTTGTTCTGCAACTTCGGGTAATGCAAGCTCAGCGCCTTGGTCAATTCTAGAGGCAGTCATACCTTGAGAGTCAGTCGTATCTAAAACACCAGACTCTCTTTTCATCCATCGAATTTCTCTGTTTGCAGTTTTAATAGTTGTTACTAACTTTTTAAACATGAAAACTTCGTCTGCAAATCCCTTCAAAACCCTTGTAAGGTTTATCCCTCTTATCTGACTTACGCCAGTTCCTTCAAATGTCATTTTAATTTGTTCCTATGTCTAACCTGTATCGGACATCTTGTCCGTTAGTTACTGATTGTAAAGCAAATCCAAGTCTTTTAAATCCAGATAAATCCGCCGTGTTTGCGTTTGATGCCACAAAATTAGAAAATCCTGAAATCGTTCCAACCGAGTCCCCCACGGTAATTGTTCCAGATGCCTGAGCTATGAACTCGTCGCCTGGTCCAACAATTACTCCAAGAGTAGTTCTACCATCAGAAGCAATTTTTTCAGTTGCTGCAATTCCTGCACATAAATCATCAGTTCCATCAGATTGAGATGCAGTTCTTGGAGAAGTAGCTTTCAAAAGACTTCCTTTATTTATTCCAGTTCCGTCAGCGACGGTAAAAGGTACAGGTAGAGTCTTTTGAATTACAAGAGTGTGTTCATTAGCCATAGTTATTCGTTATACCGAATAACTTAATATTTATAAATCTTTCTGAAAAAAGACTTGGAAGACTTTGACGCCTAAAGCTATCAAAATCTCCGCCTGAATAATTAAAAATTGTGTGTTTGTCATCTAATCTACAAAGCCTCAAAAATCAAACCTGTTTCATTAAAAAGAGTTTTGTCTTCGAATTTTCGAATTTTATCATATCTGACTCCAAGAGGAACTATGTTTATATTTTTCCTCAAATCCTCAGGCATCAGCAAGGCGTTATCTTTCTTGAACTTTGGGATAGGTTTTAATTCGAATGCCTTTCTTATAGCAAGACGTTTCGATTTCCTCTTAGCTGTTGTCAAAATTTTTAAAAAACCTTCTCCAACACGACCTGGAAGTTCATCGAATTTCAAAGTTGTCAAAACTTCGTTCATATGATTTTCTGGAAAAACAAATTCCCAAGTTCCAAAAAGTCCGTACCGCAAACCTCCGTCTACAGGCAAAAAACCTTCTTTCAAAAGTTTCCCGTCTTTGTCTTTTGGTCCATTAGGTCTCATATCAGGATTTTTAAAAGGCAAATAGAAAGTTCTTGTCTCAAGCCATTTAATAAATCTGTCTACAAGTTCTTTCTTTCCATTTAACATAAATACCGCGTGCATTTTATTTCTCTTGAATTTCTCCAGAAAGAACTTTCTCCATGTATTCTTTATCGTTTAGTTGGTCTTGCTTTCTTTCTTGGCTTGGTCCTGAGGAATAACCAGCAAGAGCCTGTTTAGCCATAAGTTGTTCTTGTCTTTTAAGTTGTTCTTCTTGAGTTTGTATGGCTTTCTCCAACCTTTCTGCTGTCTTGTTAGCTCTGTCAACGATAGAATTTGTTTCAGACTCGCTCCCCTCGTCAGGATTTCCAACTGGACTTTCTTGTTGTACTCCCTTCTCTTCCGTTTGCTGTTCTTCATCTGTCATTTTTATTTATTAACCTCCTTTCAATTATTTTACTCTACAATAATATAGAACTGCTATAGGCCAAAAAATAATTATCCATAGCCAAAAAACATACCAGCTAAAATTTGAATACTTTTTATCTTCATGCTGTTTCATCTGCAAATCCTCCTAAATTTATTTGTCCATTAACCGCGTTCATAATTTCTGATGAGTCGCCTGTTACCCTATATCTTTCTAACATTCTTCTATTCTCTTGTGCGATACCTAAATCTGCTCTCATTGCATTTGTAAGGTCAAGACCTGCTTTTATATCTTCTGGTGACAGCTTCAAATTTAATTTTGCTTGGTCATAAAGATATTGTATGTTCTCCTCAGATTGTCTAGCGTTATTTATTGCTTGGTCAATATTTGATTTTGGTCTGTTTGGACTTCGAGTTAGAGCGAATGTTAACTGAGCGCTTGATAATCTAACTTCGCTTTTCGCATCGCTTTGTAAATTTTTTACCGTCGACGATGTACTAATTAATGAAGATACACTTATTTTAGCGCCTCCAACATTTACTCCAGCAGTCCCAACAGCCCCTGTCAAAGCGAATAATTTTTTTTGAATAAAGCTAAGATTGTCTATTTCTTCTTTTGTTAAAATATCTCTCCCCCCATTTTTTGAAATTCCAAGAGAAACTGCAAGAGCATCGAAGAATGCAAGACCCGCTGCGACATTTCTGTCAAAAGCTGATAAAACTTCGCTTCCTGTTGTTATCCTCCTAAATTCCTCTTGTTCTTGAATTTGTTGTTGTTCTAATTGGGATAATTTTCTTTCTTGTTGTATGTCTCCAGGTAATCTTTGACGAGAAACACCACCAATTTTTCTCCGTAAATTTTCGTCAAGCTTCTCTACATCTTGCGCATTCGCTCCAAAAAACACCTTTCCTGTTCTTGGGTCTCTAAAACCTGAGATACCTCCGCTTTCCACATCTCTAAAAACACCAATCCCTGTATCAGTTGTTTCTAGGTTTCCTGTTGGTTTATCAGGTTCAGGAAGTTCTTTTTGAATAGGTGGCAATCCCTCTCCTGAGACTGGGGGTTTAGGTGCTGGAGTAAAAGGTTCTCCAGTTAATCTTGGTGGTTTTGCATCTGGTGCTTCAGATACAGGAATGCCTAACTTTCTTTTTTCTTCTTTAGTTGTTTTCTTTTTTGTTACCATAAATTTTTCTGCCTACCTTTATATTTAAACCATTCCAATCCAACCCCGAAACTTATTAGAGCAAATCCCATATAGTCGTTTCCTTGCAATCTTAAAACTCCCATGCTCGTCAATCCTAAAGCAACTGAATTGATTATTGTTTCAATTATTGGTTTGTTATCTTTTTTTTTCATTCTGTTCTTGTTGGTCTTACTTCTGTCTCGTTAGGTTGAATTGATGTTTGACCTGAATTTTTTTGTTGAGTCTGTTGTTCATTTCCTAATATTGATGGAGACCCGACAAATTTTACAGTTAGACCTAATTGGTTTTTTATGTCTTCCTCTAACTTTAATTTTCCTGCAATCTCATTCGGTTCAAATGCAATAAGCCCTGCCTTTCCACCTGCTTCTGTGAAACCCTCACTTGTAACAAGAACTTTTGGAGTTCCAACCACGCTGTAGAATTGATTAACTATGAATTGCAAATAATTAATTCTGTCTCCAGGACTCTTGCTTGGGAAAGGTTCTATTTTAGCTGTATCTTCTGGAAGTCCAAGCATCTCCCCTTTATTCACTGCTTTTGCGATTTGAGAATTTGCAAAAATTATTTGTCCTGTATCGTCTGTTTTGTAATAAACAATTCCCAGAGCTTTATCTCTATGTCTTATTGTAATCTCATCATTTAGAGCCTGATAGTACGCGTCAAGATATATTTTCAGACTTTCAATTATTGAAGTTCCGTGCATCTCGTTTCCAATTCTCTCGTTTGATAAATGGAAGATTTTTTCAGTACTAAATTTCTTTGGTTTCTGTCCTGGAATGTTTGAAACTTGTTCGTATCTTTTTATAAGTCCATTTTCACCCATCACAATTCTCATGTCTCCAGGATATAGTTTTTTTATATTAATTATAATTCCGTCTCCGCTCTCTCTAACTATCTCGGCGAAACTATCTCCAAATAATAAACATTCGATTACCATCATTTGCATTGTTGATGAGAAAGTATCTTTACCCCAACCTGTTAAAAATTCTAATTGTTCTCTTGTTCTATTATCAACCTCATAACCTAGACCTGCAACTCTTTTCCCGAATATGTTTAAAGCTGACCTAAGTTCTGGCACAGTTTTCCAATATCCTAACTGTTTATCTGCTTCTGTAAAATCATAAACTATCTCTCCCCCTGAACTTTGTGAGTCCATACTGCTTGAGGGGATTCTTATGTCTTGAACGCTGTTTGAGAAGTCCGTCGTCGTCGCTGATTTTATATCGTATTCTGGCATTTTAATTTATGTGTTTAATCTTTCTGGTATCAATAATTTCATAACAGAGTCTAACTCTCCAAATTTTTTGGATTGGTTTAATGGGTCGTGTCCTATGTTTCCAGTACCAGGACCCGCTGCATAATTTAATTTCATTCTTATTTTATCACCAGGTCTTATTGCAGTATCATTGAAATTTAAAATCATTGATATAGAGTCTTCACTATCAGGGTCAGAACCGCCGGTTTCTGTCGCTGATGTCACTTGTGAGACTATCTCCAGCTCATCTCCACCTCTTACCCTATGAACTGAAACTTTAACTGTTGATTGAACATTGCTTTGTCCATTAACCGAACAATGAAAAACTCCTGTTCCAGTTATAAAGTGCGCGGCTTTGAAAACTAAACTATCGAAAGTTAAATCTTGATTTGAACTTGAAACGGTTGTATGTTGTGGTGAACTTCCAGGAGTCCCAGTTGTCATATGATAAGTTGTACCAGATGAAGTTGACGTCGCAAAACAATTATAACCTATTAATCCTACTCCTTCTTGAAAATCTATGTAATCGTAGTTTGCAGTTATTTGAGTTGTTGGTACTGGAATAGGAGTTTTTAGATTTGCCATTATTCTTTTATTACACTTCCCCCGAAAGCTTTGAAAATGTTAGAATCCTTCAATTTGCTTACTGCTCTGTCATAATTATCTAAATTTTTGTTTATCATTGTTGTTGCGGTATTTATTCCTCCAACTGCTAACATGTCATTTAAAATCACATTGTTCGCAGCGTAGCTTGATACTGCTCCTCTAAGAACTTCTCTAAAGTCTGTGTTCATAGTCGAATAAATGTCAATCCAATTAACTCTTGTGTCCGTGATTATTTGTCCCTCAGCTTCCTCAATTAATTCGTCGTATTGTGTTGGAGTCAGAGCTGTGTGGTTTTCTCCTGCTTTTAATTTTACATGTCCCGAGTCTGCTAACGTTACCATTTTTTACTTACTTACCTTTTTAATTTTATAAATTAATTTTTGCAACATCTCTCCAATAGCGTATGCATCA